AGCCCCGCCCGGCGCATGCTTTCCCCAACCGGTTTCGAGCGCCGCCGTGGCAATGGCCAAACGCGGGTCAAGCCCAGTTTGTTCAGCGAAGCGCAATGCATGCGGCATGACCTGCTCAATAAAGGCCCCTTGCTTGCCACCAGCATAATAATTGCCGGTGAGCCGCTTAGGCTTTTTAGCCTTTGCCACCTGTTGAGGCGTTATATTGAGCAAGCCAGCCATGTTAGAAACCACCTGCTAGGTTGAGCAATCCGCCCTGGACACGCTGACCGAACGTCATTGTTTGTTGCGTTGGTTGCTGCATTGTTTGTTGCGATTGCATTCCGCCTAGACCGCCTAGATCGCCTGTCGGGACTCCCATGAAACCAAGCCCAAAACCCAAAGCGGTCTTTCCGGCACCAAGCCAGCGGTTCAGGTCATCTTGACGGCGCTGCTGCTTGATTGCGCTCGCCTGCTGAAGTTGGTTCAAATAGCCCATTTGCGCAGCGTTTTGCTCTGCAACCGCCTGCTGATTGGCTTCAAGCTGAGCCTGTTCAAGCGCTTGCTGTTGCCCGCCGACGCCACCAAGCGTCTGCAAGCGCTGCAATTCCATTTGCTGCGCCATTGGCGCGGACTGAAGCTGCAAGCCAAGCCCGGATTGGCTGTACCCAGCAAGCTGTGATGCAAGGGAAGCGCGGCGCTGCGCATCCGCCTGGGCTGCTTGTGATAGAACCGGTGCCATAGCTGCCGTAACGCCACGACCTGCGGCTTCGCCAAATGCACCGCTGCCAAGGCGGCCAGCGCCAGCATAGCGAGACGTAATGCCGGAAAGCGCTTGTTCCGCTGCGTCTTGAGCCTGCTGCTGAATGTATGGCGTTGCTTGGTAGCCATATTGCTCTTGAAGCGCGCCGGTGTTGATGCCTTGCGCGCCGCTAGCAATGCCGCCGACGGCCTGCTCGCCAGCGCTTGGAGCGCCTGCAAACTGCTGCGCTGCCCCGAAATATTGCTGCTGCATGGGATTAAAGCCCGCAACGCGCTGCCCCGTGTAAACATCGGGACGCTGCTGCAAGCCTGCCATGTATGTCTTTTCAGCCGCGCTCGTGCCTTTGCTGCCGCCGATGCTCATTTATCCAATTCCTTTTCATAGGTCACGTGGGAAACGCCCCAGCCTTGGCCTTTTAAAACTCTGCCCCACGCGTCACGCCCAAAGCCTTCAAGTCTGGTGCAGTCTAGCTCCCGTGCGTGGTCGCTTAGGGTTTCGTCAACAATGCCGATCCACTCTTTCATGCGCCCGCCGCCCATGAAATCCACCGCAAGCGCCCGCGAACGCGGATAGATCGCAACCCGCGTTGTGAACGCCGCTAAGATTGCGTTTTCCCTCGCATCGACTACAGCCCAAACACCTAGCCCGCCTTCTTCTGCCTGGCTTAAAATATCAGCCACGACCACCTTACCAGGTGACAGCGCAGTGGCTTTCTTTAGCAACGGCATGACATGCGGCCAATACTTGCGAATTTGGTGCGGCTCAATCCTAATTGCCTTCATCCAAGCACCACATAGTCAAAGGTTTGATCTGTATTTGCTGACGACGCATGCCCCAACGTGAAGCCGTTTTGAGTGATGTCTGAAACGTAAAGCGATGACGCCGCGCTAGCCGCGTTGGCCGTCCTTGGGGTTAGCAACACTGCGCTGCCAACGCCTGCCCGGTAGTCTTTGACCACCGTTTGTGTCGCGCTGGCTGCAAGCGTCACGCTGCCCTTGCAATTGATCTTTCCATCCATTGCCAAGTTGACAGCATAAGCGACCTGGCGAGGCGTCGCGCCGCCTTCTGGCAGCTTGCGGTAGTTGATGCCTTGCCGTGCCATTATCGCTTCCCTGACTGAACTGCATCGATATCAGCGCCTAGAGCATAACGCCATTCACCGCTAATGTTTACGCGAACTCGGTGATAGCGCCCATTTGATCTTGTAGGGCAGAAATTTGATGAATTGAGGCTTGATGCGGCGGATGCTGTAGGCTCGACCGTTTGTGTAGATCGGCTTAGCACTTGCGCCGTGACCGTTGGCGCGTCTTGCCCGGTCTCGTTTGTGACGTATGGCGTCACGGACCGGATAAGCGAGCGTTGCAACGGCGCTGGTTCAATTTCCGCCGTTTCGATTGTCGCATCTAGCGGCGTGCCAGTGAACGCCTGTATCTTATTCTCTTTTGTCCCAACAAGCAAGAATTCACCACCAGCGAACAAGCCGCTGTCAAACGACACCGTGAAGCTGTCGAGCGTTGTTGTCATGCTTTCAAGCGATGTTGGCAACGTGCGTGCCGCTCCGATGCTTTGGTGAGCGATTGCCGCGCTTGACCAAGAACCTGTGGCCCAATTGTAAATCAGCAGTTTGTCCGGCTCTCCGTCTGAGCTGTCATTGCTGACATAAGACCAAATGACGTTCGTTCCGGTTGGGTCAATTGTTGACGTGATTTTTTCGGCATAGCCTGGCGCCATGTCATCAAAGAAATATCGGTCTATTTTATCGCTGCCGATGGGTTCTGAGTTGGCACCATTAAACAGCATAAAGCCGTCGCGCGACAGAAAGAAAACCTGGTTTGGGCCAATAGCAGCAATGCTTCCAGGATAGGCGCAACCTCGATCCGTTTCGACCTTTTCAAACGTGAAGAAAAGCGGGCTGCCAACGTATTGCATGCGGGCAATCGCGCGCTCTAAGAAGACCACGCCAAATTCACCGCCAACGAGACCGGTAATCTCGCCAGCGTCGGCAATCACCTGGCTGTCGGCCTGGTTAGCAAGGCCGGACGTGGCATCGCCAGGCGTCCCGCCGTCTAGGTCGTACCAATAGCGTTGCGCGCCCGTTCCTGGGTCATATGAAGGCATGGACGGGTTGATTTCAGACCATCGCACCTCGAACGAACCAACGTTGGCCGTCGATGTATGGGCCGTGACAATAAAGTCCTTCACGGTTGCGATAAATTGCGCCTGCGGGCTGTCGGTCAAATCCTCGAACGAAACGCCAGATCCCGTGTTCAGGTTTTTGATTTGCAGCGGTGTCGCAGTGCCAGCGGCGGCAATCACGTCATTGCCAAACGTGATGTAGCGCCATCGGTCGATTGCAGTATAGCCAGCCGTGCGGGATACATCGGTAAGAGAGCCATCGCCCGGGTCTATTTGTTCGAGCGTGGTCGCCGTTCCTGCAAACACGCGCACCGCCCCGCCGTTATCCTTGAAGGCAGCAATGCCTTGGATCTTTGACGCAGACGTGGTTGCGCTTGAATACGGCACCAGGCTGCGCAACGGGCGATAGCCGCGCGCCGCTGGAATGACGTTTTGCGCCACTGTCGCGCCGGGGTTGTTCAGGTCTGATTGGTCAGGAAGCCATTGGCCGAACGGAATCATGCGTAGCGCCTCCACAAGTCAGGTTCTTGGCAAGCCTGGTCAACCCATAGCTCTCCAAGTTTGCGCGCTGTGGCCGATGAACTAGCTGCCCCAGACGCTGCGCAGACGCCAGAAGCACGCAATACGCCAAATGCCGCCGCTGATGCGGTGCAAGTAGCGTTGGCATGGCTTCGCAACGTTGCCGATGCTGTAACGGTCGCCGATGCGGTTGCCGTGACGGATGCCGTCCCCGCCTCTGTGACCTCACTGCCTGTCGCGGTTGCGGTTGCCGTTGCAGTTACGCTTGCAGCGCCGTAGCGAATAAATCCGCCCGTCGCGGTTGCGGTTGCTGACGCTGTGACGCTTGCACTTGACGGACCAAACCCATCCCACAAGTCCAGCTTTGTCGTGTCGAACGACAGCGAAAGGCCGTCTAGATCGTCTAGAAAGCCATACCAGACATCGATGTCGTCAAGATACATGCGTCAGCGTTCCGCGCTTAATCGAGCGAAATGGTCAAATTGCCCGACGTGATCTCAAACGTGTCGCCGTTACTAATCACCTTGGAAGCCGTCAAAGCGCCGTGGTAAAGCAGATTGCCAGCGGTTGACGCGTCAAAAATGCCGAAATGGGTGATTGTCCCCCAATCAGCAGTTGCGGTGTCCCAGGTGATTGTTGTGTCTGTTGAGCACGATCCGCTAGACGCTGCGGCAAATGATGCCGCTTTACGTGCATACGCACCGCCTGAGATTTCGCCCGTCCCGCTGTTGTCATCAGCAAAGCTCGATGTTGCGAGGCCGACGTATACGGCTGCGGGTGATGAATAAGCCAGGCCGCCCAGAGTGTGGTCTAGCAGCTCGTTTTCAAGATAGTCGGAAAAAGCAGTCATTGGCTAGCCTTTAGTTTGCTGTTTTCATGGATAAAGAACCAACGCCAAAGCGGCTGCGGTTCATGTCTTTGCGAACTTCCTGCATCGTTCGGCTCAAAGCGCTGTCGAACCATTGCGCGCGGCTTTCATCTTGCAGATAGACGCATGCTTGCGCCAGTGCGCCGTAAAGATAGGCGTCTGGGTGACGGCTCAGGATCGTTGTTGTCTGGCTGTCGCTGAGCGATGTCACGGCTTGCGCGGCCTCGCCATAGATCAATTCCAGCACGATTTCTGCGTCTGGTATAGGCCGAAACACGATATCGCACCCGATCACGCTATAATCGCGCGGCGTCCCTGTTGACGCATTTGGCCAGTTTGCAAACAGCACTTCGGGCGTCATGTAGTCCAGGACGATTGACGGGTTGCCTGTGGTGCGGATCGAGCGCAACGCTCGCAGATCGGTCGGGAGCGAAACGAACTCTTGCCCTGCCGGAACCGTTGCACGCGCCCTGCGTTCTTGTGCGCGGGTTTCCAGCTCGCGTGACATGCGCGCTTCCGCCAGATCAATGAATGTCGGAATTTGCGCCGTCAAATCATCGCGGGCTAAGAACGCGGCAATGTTGGATTTGAGCGTTGCGTAGTCCATCAAATGCGCCCGCCACCTGTGCGAAGATAAGCGTTGTTGCTATCGTTCAGCAGTTGCTTCCACTTGGTCGGATTTTGGCGCGGCTCGCCATAGTCCCTTACCCATTGAAAATATAGATCGGCTGGAATTTCCGCCACGTGCTGCATGTGACGTTGCGTGTCGCCAATCAATCCGCCTTTGCGGTATTCGTTAGCCGCGGCACGGTTTGCATCAAGCAGACGTCCGACGTCTTGCTCAGTGCGCACGTGATAGCGCCCGTCATCAATGTTCATCTTGATGCGGCGCTTGCTGTTGTGGTCTTGAATAAGATCAATCATAGGCAAATAGGGGCGACCGGAGCCGCCCCTACCTCATT